CAACAAGCTATGGATGTTACCTCAGGTGGAGATAAGTTAGAGGGTGTGGTTATCTACAAACCCGAGAAGAACAAAGAATGAAATGCCCAATACCATCTGGAAACCACACCCAAGACAAGAAGAAGCTCTCAAAAGAATTGAGTTTGAAGTGTTATACGGAGGTGCGAGAGGAGGGGGTAAGACTGACGCTGGATTGGTCTGGCTCACCGACTATATTGAAAGCCCTCGTTACAGGGCCTTGGTCATTCGAAAAAATGCTGATGATCTGTCTGATTGGGTCGATAGAGCAACCCGAATGTACAGTCTACTCGGTGCCAAAGTCGCCTATCGGCCTGCGGAGATTACATTCCCGTCTGGGGCAACTATTAAAACAGGACATTTAAAAGATGACCAAGCCTACACCAAGTACCAAGGGCATGAATATCAAAGAATCCTTATCGAAGAGCTTACGCAAGTCCCAGACGAAAAAAGGTATCTACAGCTCTTGGCAAGCTGCAGAAGTACAGTACCAGATATTAAACCACAGGTTTTTTGTACGACCAACCCAGGTGGTATCGGACATGGATGGGTCAAGAGAAGATTCATTGACCCAATCACCCCCAATACAAGATTTGTTGACTCAACTTCTGGACGTTCTCGCATTTACATTCCTGCTAGGATTGATGATAATCCTACTCTTTTGCTTGCTGATCCCGACTATATCCATTTTCTGGATGCCTTAAAAGATACTGATACTGAACTCTGGAAAGCTTGGAGGTTAGGAGACTGGGATACGTTTGCCGGCCAATACTTCAAAGAGTTTAGACGCGATCTGCATGTTTGTAAACCATTCACTCCTAAGCCTGAACTAACCTTTGTAGGTGGGATGGATTGGGGTAGAACTAATCCGTTCTCCTTCCATGCTTCAGTTGTTATACCCCAAAAATATGAAGGAATTAATTTTAATCGAGTAATAACTTTTTGTGAGGTATATGGAGTAGAGAAAACCCCAAAAGAATGGGCAGAGATCATCCAAGCTAAGCTCAAAGAGTTTGGATTGAGTGTGGATAATTTGCGATGGATACAAGCGGATCCGGCAATGTTCACTAAAGGCAATGACGGCTCTATCTCAATAGCTGACCAGTTTGTGAACGCACATCACGACTACTATAAAATTAAACCAGCATCAAATGACCGAGTAGGAGGATGGGAACTACTACATAACTGGCTCTCTATAGCTCCTGATGGAATACCTTACTGGATGATGACTGAAAATAACACTAATCTAATTAGGACTCTCCCTGAGCTAGTACATGACGAAACGAAAGTTGAGGATGTAGATACATCTGGGGAAGATCACGCACCAGATGATCAAAGATATCAGTTTAAATCACTCCAATGGATAGATGCTAAAGTGGGAGGCGTACATCCTAGGAAACAAACTAGAAATGTAAAGCTTATTAAATCCCCGATTATGGCAATAGATTTAAGTGCTTTTGAGAAAGAAAGTAAAAAAACTGCCGACTGGAAAGTTGTCTGATACTTGACACGATAGTAGTAGTAATAGTAATATATAAATATGCAGAAGTGTAAAAAGTGTGGATATGAATGGAAGCCTAGACAGTCAAAGCCTAAGTCGTGTCCACGTTGCAAAAGAAGATTAGACATATGAAAAAGATACAACCAGCCAAATCAGTTAAAAGAATAGTTTGCCCCAAATGTGGGGAACTTCAATTGAAGATATATCCCTACTCATCCCTCACTATGATACCTCAACCAGGACATGGGGAACTACAAATTCCTCCCTGTATGAGGTGTTTAGGTAAAGAACAGAGTACTTTGAAAATTTAATGCTGGGGTGACTGAACAGCCGCTATGCACGGTAAAAGTATTTCTATAGGGGAAAGCCCGAAAGGGTTAGTACTACGTACAGAGGGAATCCCTGAGTGCGGATAGAAAGTTGTACGGCTAAATTCCGATGATTTTTCAAATCATGCGGGGCTCCAAATGACAGTGAGTGAAGATTCGTTGTCATCTGGCCCCGCAGGAAATTAGTGCAGAAGCCCGAAGCTTGGAAAGTAATTATGGGTATTTGTTAGATATTGCCAGAGATCTTGTGGGAAACCATGAGGTAAGTAACTTTAAAAGACGGTATTCGTAGGGTCTTTCCTCCCAGCATTAAGTTTTTAATGTAAGTGGTATAATTTATGTGTGGAACCTTATCCTCAATTCAAGAAGATTTATGAGTTTACTTATGTCTGGTTGAAGAGGAACACTGAATCGGCACATTTTTTCTATTGCAATCAATGCCAGAATCCTATACTTAGGTATCAAGGGCAAGCTATAAATATAATTCCAGCAGGTGTTGAGGCTATGAGTATGGCGATTGATTCCGTGATGAGCTTTCCTATGGAAACAAAGTGCAATAACAAAAATTGTCCAGCCAAATACCTATTTGAAGGATTTACCATCTAAAGTGATATAATTAGTCCATAAAGGTATTTTAACCTACAGGTAATTCTGTGGGTTTTTTTATGGACTCAAACACCGATGTAGATTTTATTTCCTCTTCCGACCCTGCTATTGGGGCTCCTCACACGCCCGCTGAGACTGTGGTTGAAGAGCGAGATATCCTAGATTTAGAGATAGACGATAAAGAGTTTGTGCGGACGGCTAATGATCTAATCCGAAAGTCAGAGGACTTCTACAAAGTTAATTATGATTTAAAGAATAGACGCAAAAGAAACGAGAAGTATCTATTCGGTAGACAGATTAAGGATCTCAAGCTAAAACCATACAACGCTAAATATTCGTACAACTTCATTTACGAGGCCATGGCCTACCTTAAACCGATTGCCCTCTCTAAGATGCCTGATCTGATGGTTAAACCTGGAACGGATAGCCCCGAAGCTAAACAATCGGCTGACCTAATCTCTACACTAGTAGACTCGGACATCAAGACTGAGGAAGCCCGCAAGTTGCTAGGGTTAGCTTTTAAACATTTACCGGTCTACTACACAGGAGTAATGAAAGCCTTTTGGAATCCCGAAAAAGGCAAAGATGGAGATTATTATTTTAAGAATGTGGTGGCGGATAATGTAGTCTTCGATCATACAGCCTCCACTAACAACCCTGATGATATGTCCTTTGTGGCCGAGGAGGTGGAGTATTCGGTCAAAGAGGTCGTGATGCGCTTTCCCAACAAAGAAGCGGATCTATATCAAGAATTAAGAAGCTCAGGAGTCTTTACGGATACCACTAATGAGAAGAGTGAGATAGGAATGGGGACTAAGTTTAAGATTTGGGAGATTTGGTTTACTTGGTATCAGAAAAAGGGGAAAGAGTTTGAGAGATTGGAGGGGGTAGCTTGGTACTACAAAAACCTAGTTCTTAAAAAGATGAAGAATCCTAATTGGGATTGGGAGGGGGAGGAGCATGTGTTTAGTTATGACAAGCCAATCGATGAGAACGCGCTAAGAGATCAAATGTTTAGTCAAATGATGGGGATGATGCCTCAGATGCAGACCCAAAAGACCTTCCACAATCACTTTGAGAGCCCCCAGAAGCCCTATTACTTTATGGGCTACGATCAATGGGGCAAACAACCCCTAGATGAGACCTCGATCATCGAGCAGGCTCTTTACTTACAGGATAACACCGACAAACGTGGTAAGCAGGTCACGGAGATGTTGGATCGAGCCCGCGGAAAGCATATCTTTAGCTCAGACTCCGGGCTTAAAAAAGAAGATATCGAAGAGTTGGACATGGCCAATCCTGAGGAAGATCTATTAGTTGAGGGAGATGTTAAGGCAGTACACGCCTTTATTCAGGGTGAGCAACCCAGCCCAGCAGCTATTCAGGATATTACCGCTTCATCTAATAGAGGATTTGCGATTATGGGAGTTAACTCAACCTTAAGAGGAGATGTCCAAACTGATGTAGCAACCACTAACCAGATTGCCAGGGAAGCAGACTTCACTAGAGCCGATGACTATGTCGAGGATACGATTAACAACGCAGCCAGGTGGAGAGCTAATTGGATTATGCAATTTGTTAAATTACGATATACCGAGGATCATTACGTTCGGTTGTTGGGACCCGATGGAACGATCGCCTTTAATAGGATAAATAGAGACTTGGTTGACGATGGGCAGGAGATTATTATCTCAGCATCAGGTACTGATAAGATGAAGGCCCAGCAAAAGGCGATGGATGCTGCTAAGTTAGGGGTAATTGATCCGTATAATTTCTTTAAAGATGCAGGATATTCAGATCCTAAAGGTAGAACAGCGGCTTTAATGGAGTTTAAATTAAATCCCAATGCTTACGCCTTGCAATATCCATCAGATAACAACGTCCAGGCTCCCCAAATGGCCCAAATGTTGGGACAAGCCCCTGTTCAGCCCGGCATGCCTCCTCCTGATATGTCGCTAGCTATGGGAGAAATGGGTCAGCCACAACAGGTCCCTGCTCAGGGTAATGTCGGACCTGTAGCTAACGCTAATCCTCAACCAGGTAATACCTCCCAGATACCCATAAATCCACCCCAGCAGATTCCAGGAAGATAGCTATGGTATAATAAATATATGAGTGAAGTTGACCAAGCCACCTATCAGAATATTGGGGACAAGAACAAAGCCCTAAAAAGTAAATTCAAGAAAAAGGGCAAAGAAGTACCCAAGGCTGAGAATAAAGAGAAAACAGCTATTAAAGATAGATTTGATAAAGAAAAGTGCTAGTTTAAGGTTTATTTTAAAACATGGCTAAAAAAGTTGTAGGACAATATTTTAAAGGATTAGACAAGTTATATTCTTCCTCAGTAGAACCCAAAAGAATTTCAAATCCTTGTCCAGAATGTGATTTGCTTCATGGAAAAAAGACTACCGGTAGACAGGTAATGCAAGAATTACAAAAATTAGAACCTAAAAACATTATTGATTATATTTTCCAAGGCTCAGCTTTAACTCGCTATATGAAAAAACATAGAATAAAGGTATGAATATGGCTAAGAAAAAGACGACAGTAATCGAAGAGGAGACTCCCGAAGCTACCCCAGAAGTTGAAGCAACTCTTGAACATAACAAGGCGGTATTAGAAGCACTCACAGTTGATCCAAATGCCCCACTAGAGATAGATCCAACTAAATTAGACGAACCAGCCACCGAAGAAGTTAAGGTTGAAGAACCAAAAGTAGAGCCACCAATAGACAAGGAAGCGATCAAGGCTGAGCTAAAAGAAGAGGTTACTAAAGACATCCAAGCTAAGATAGTCGAACAACTCCAGGGTACAAAAGAGGAGAAAAAAGACGCCTACGCTGATTTTGAGAAGGAGATTTGGGATAAAGAAGGTCGAACACCTACATATAAGGAAGCTCTCGACTTAATCAAGGTACAGGCTAAAGAAGAGATTAAAGCGGAGCTAAATGCTGAGGTCGAAGCGGAACAAAAACAGGAACAGGATACTCAAAAAGCCCAGGAAACCCAGCAACAGGAGCTAAATGATAGTTTGAATAAGGATTGGGACGAGCAACTTGGGGAGCTAGTTAAGGCTGGTAGAATCCCAGGCATTAAAGATGCTAGCGATGACCGAGTCCAGGTTGTGAGTGATGCCAGCGGTAAAGAGATCGAGCGTATTCCACTAGAGGAGGGTAAAAGAGCTAGATATGAACTATTTAAAGCGATGTACTTGGCCTCAGAAGAGAGAATCAATACCGGTGCTAAACCGCTAACTAATTTGAAGGAGATCTATTACGAGCACTATAGTAAAGATAAACAACCAGCAGGCGCTAATGCCCCAATAGCTGGGGTTAGAAAGTCAGTTAGTCAGGATAGTGGGACTAGCTTTAAATATAGTGATATCCACAACACTCCCTTTGAAGATCTGCTAAAACAGGCATCATAGGGGCTATTGACATGGGGTTGTAGATTTGTGATATAATCAAATTAATAAAGAGTATTTTAACTCGTTCCGAAAGGAGCGGGTTTTTTTTATGCTCTAAAACAACAATATGAGTTACGACGGAATTCAATCACAAGTACGATTCGGAGATCTAACTTATCAAAAGATCAACGCTAAAGTCGTTGACAACATCCTTAATGGACAAACATACGCTATGCGTCTTCTGGGTATGGGTAAATCATTTGTCGGAAAGACAATGGACTTCCCTATCAAGATTGCTAACTCTGGCCTTGGTGAATTCTTTGTAGGTCTTGAAACTCTAGATACTTCCGCTTCTGACACTCTAATCACTCTTTCTTACGCACAGACAGCTTTCACCCAACCGGTTGTTTCGATCATGCTTGAGAGTTTTGCTAATGATGGCCCACAACAGGCTATCAATTTGGATGTATATAAGATGGAAGAGGCTCAGATGGAAGCAATTGCTAAACTTGGTCCAGCTTTCTATGGTACAGGTTCAGGTAATCAACCTCTTGGTTTAGGAGCTATTGTTGATGATGGTACAGCCGTTGGTACAATCGGTGGACAATCCCGAACAACCTACACTACTCTAAAATCTACAGTAACCTCATGGGGAACCCTGACTTTGGCCAAAATGGCTACCTTGGAAGATGCTATCACCGCCGGTGGTATGGAAACTGAAGAGCCAAACCTTAACTTAACTACCAAAGCAGACTGGTCATATTATGAACAATTAATCCAACCACAAGCTCGTGCAAACTATGAATCATTTGGTGGAGATGTGTTACCACTTCGAGGCAATACAGTAGTTAAAAGATCAGAATCAGGGGCCTCAGCAGGCTTTACGGCCTTGGCTTATCGAGGTAAACCAGTTATTAAAGATGATGCCTGTACTACAGGTGTTTGGTTCATGTTGAATGAAAGATACTTTAATTGGGCAGGTAGAACATCAGTACCTGAGAAATATCAGGGTAAATTGGAAGCAGTATCTTTGGGGACTCCATCAACGGTAGAGGGTACAGGAGCACATACTATACCACCTAAAGCTACTGGATGGTTCTTCCAACCTTATCAACTCTTGCCACAGCAAGGTGGAATGGTGGCACGCTACTACGTAATCGGACAGGTTGTAGCAACTAGCTTTAGAAGGCAAGGAAAGGGAACCGGAATAACCGGAGTATAAAAATATGGCAAGACTAACAGGAGCAAATTTTATATCAAGTGTAGATCTATACAAAGCTACTAGTTCATCTGGATCAGGTCCACAATCAGTAGGTGCTTATGCTGTAGATGGAAATACTGGTAAGGGTTTTAGATATGTTCTAAATGGAGCAGTCGCTTTAGTAGCAGGTAACCTACTTCAAGATGCAGTAGCAGATACTCAGTTCATCAATATGGCTGTTGGAACTGCCGGAGTAGCTGGAGACAATTCTATTCAGGTAACCAACGGAACTACAACTGTAGTACCAACTCAGTATCTGGGTGGATCAATTGGAGTCTATACCTCAGGTACATCTCTAATTGGGGAAGAGTACACCATCACAGGTGTTACAGGAACCCTAACAACTGGTGGAGCCTTAAATGTCTTCTTAGATAGACCACTACGCGCTGCAATTAGCACGAGCGCAACGGTAAACATGAAACCATCACCTTGGGCTGGAGTTATTCAAAACCCAGCTACCACTCAAACTGGTATCCCTGTAGGAGTAGCGATCTACGCAATCCCAGCATCTACCGCTACAGTCTTCCAATATGGATGGGTACAGACTCATGGACAGTGTAATGTACTTTCAGATGGATCTACCTTTGCTATTGGTTCTGATCTTGGTAATCTCTCGGGAACAGCAGGAGCTGCAACAGTATATGCAGCAGGTACAACCCATGTAAGAATAGGATATGCACGACAAGCAGCAGCATCAGGAAAAGGTATTTCAGTGTTTTTACAAATAGACTAATATGGCTAACAATAACAACCAAAATGCAGGTGGAACAATTAATTATCCTCAAGATAAGCCCTTGGGTAATCCGACCCCAGAAGGTTCGTTGACACCACAGAACGCACCGGTAAAACCAGCACAGCCAAAAGTGAAAGCTCCTGCAAAAGAAGTAACTCAAACTCCTGTCGAGAAAGTTGTAACACCAGTAGCAGACCGATCAGCATATAACTGCTCAACATGTAAAGGTGAGGGATTAGTATCAGACCAAAGATGTTCAGTTTGTAACGGTACAGGAAAAGTTTAAAACTAAGCCCTTAACCTTAATTGGCGAGGGAGAAATAAAAAGACAGTATGGCATTACCAACACTAGGATCAACATTAGAAGCAAATTTACCAGTAGTCCAATATAATGGACTTAATACTCTTAAGGCCTCCAATTTAGCTGGTTTATTAGTTGATGCTTCAGGAAATGCCACAGTTCCAGGTACTTTAGCAGTTACAGGTGCAACAACCTTTACCGGAGCAGTTGCAGGAGCAGCATTTCCTAGAACAGTTACAAATAGTGCAGCAGCTGGAGCTACCGTTGCTCTAACAGCAGCACAATCAGGACAAACCTTCAACAATGCCTCTACAAGCGCAAATCCATCATGGACTCTCCCAACAGCAGCTAATGGTCTTTGGTATACATTTACTGTATCTGACGTAACCACGGGATTTACAATTACAGGTGGAACTATGAAGTATAAGACTAGTGCTGCGGGTACTGCTATTTCTGCAACAACTTTAACCAATACTCAGGCCACAGCAGTTGTTGGCGATACTATTACTTTTGTTTGCGACGGTACTTCGTGGAGAATGGTTGCTCAATCAGGTATCTTTGCATAAAGCTAAACTATGGCTACAACAACCGCTGCCTTCGGACGAGATGCAAATTTCATACCCATTACCACAGATGGTTTGACGGTTTCGACAACTCTTACCACAAACGCAAATAATACTACCGTAAATCCACCTATCTTTACTGTTGCAGGGACTGTGGAGATTAGGGCTTTATGGGGGGTTGTAACAACAGATCTTAGCTCCGCACATACAGTAGCATATTGGAGACTGAACGATCAGACCGCTCAGCCTGCTATTACACTTGCGACAGGTACAACCCTTTCTTCAGTTGCTGCAGGGTCAACAATTGTTAAAAATGGTTTGGCTGCAGCTGCCTTAACCTTGATAAATAACTCAGCTGGTAGAGTTAATGAACCTACTACACTTGAAACTACCTTTTTCTCTCCATTTATAGTGGTTAAAAAGACCGCTGCTTTAACTCAAATTGAGTATGTTTATACTACTACAAATGCTCCTGCAACAGGCGCTATCCAGTTCTTTGTTAGGTTCCTTCCAATTAGTTCGGATGGAAACATAACAGGTGTCGCTACTTAGTGTGCTATAATATATAGATAATGGACGATTTAGCCCTAACCGAAGAAACCCCTAAAGCTATACTTCGACAGCAAACTCTCAAAGAAATGGCTCGCAGATCGAAAGATCGAATTCTAGTTTATAACCCTACCGCAGATGATTATACCTGTAGATTTGATTCAATTGGTTTTGTGATACCCAATAGAAATAAGGACAATGGTCATGGACTAGGGAGAGCTGTTGTTTTCCGCTATGTGGCCATAAACTACCTCACTCAAATGATTGATCTGCTCCTAACTACGAAGATGGATGATGCGGTAATACTTGAGAATGAGAGAAGAGCTGCCAAAGGAGAGGAACCCATGACCAAGTATGTTGGTGGTCAGGAACCACAGTTTACTCAGACCCTAAGAACTGATAATCAGGAGGCTAGGCGGAAATTAGTCTCTGTTGTTTGGCTAGGTTTAGCGGAAAGATATGGTAGTGAGACAAGAGAAGAATCAAATTTAGGTAAACCAAAGGATGATAGACCGTTAGATGAGAGGTTACTGGATGAAATAGGGTCTACAGCCCCTGTAGTGCCCCAAAATCGGGTAGTTGAGCCTACATCTACAGCCTCTAGTCCTCCAGAAGACCTAATAAACAAGGATGTTTTTCATTACGCAAAATTGCACGTGAAAGAGGGATTGAAACCGAGAAAACAGCTATTAAAGATAGATTTGATAAAGGCGATCTCCCAATGACTTTAAAAGTGTTTGTAGGTAGTTTAATAGGTCAACAGATTGATGACTGGGATGAAACATATAAAGAGCTAAATTCCCAGAATTACTTTGATGAAAAGGTGGTTAAAGAGATAGTAATCGAACTTTGTAAGAGAGTAGAAGCATTAGAAGTCGCTAATAAGTGATATAATTAGGTAGAAGGAATTTTATCCTCGCTTTAGTCAGCGGGGATTTTTTTATGTCAAAATGCGATTAAGTTTCCAATCCCTCTATACTCAATGTCAGTCAAACACATCTGCTACAGATGCTACTTCCCTAACCTATTTTAAACAGCAGATTAACACTCGCTATCAACTAGTTCTGGCTCAACTAGCGGATTATCAGGATATTAAAACCTCGACCGGCTTAACTGTGGTTGGCCAACAGCTCTACCATAACCCCCCAGGATATGTGAATATTGAATCTGTTTCTGTCACCATTGGTTCGGTAGTCTATCCCTTAAAAGCAGTTGATTCGGCCTTAGATTGGGATCAATTAAATGCAGTCCAATTTACAGGTTCGGCTATTCCTATGTACTTTTTCCAAAAGCGTGATAGTTTTGGTATCTGGCCTACTCCACAGGGAGCCTATACCATTACTCTAAATTACCTATACCGGGATCGAAACATGACCCAGGATGATTATAGTGCGGGTACAGCTTCCCAGATTAATAACTCTCAAATTGTGACTGGTTTGGCTACGACTTGGACAGGAGCGATGGTGGGTAGATGGTTTACAGCTACTAATTATGGTTATTCATATAGGATTACCGCGGCCTCAACTACCTCGCTGACCCTAGAAGAGGCTATCCAAGATTTAACCGACAACACCTTAACCTATACCATCGGTGAGACCCCAGAATTACCCGAAGAGGCCCACGAGCTATTATCTATTGGCGCGACTGCTGATTTTTATGCTGGAGTGCGTAAGGCTCTAACCTCGGCTACTTGGTGGAATAATACCTTTTGGACTGGAGATGGCAACAATAATGACAGAACAGGTAAGAATGTTAGGGGAGGATTGATCGGTCTGCAAAAAAGGTATGCTTCCAGATCGAATTCAAAGATCATCAGGAGGAGGGCTGCTGGAGGACTGCTTAATTCTAAGCTCTTCGCCACCAGCATCAGCTAGATGGCTAAACAATTAAAAACTTCCAGTAGATTTGTTGGCGGAATTTCCGACTTTGATAGAGAAGGTGCACCCGACTCTCATGCTTTCTCCAGAGCGGTAGATTTTAGAAATAATCCCACCAATCTGACTCTATTACCAGTAGCGATCAAAGAATCCGGATCTGTGGTGACCGATTTACCTAAATGGGGGGAGCTATACCTTACTGATCTCACCTCGTATATTTATGGTAATACTGGTAATTTATACTCCCGAACCCTAGCTGGTAGCTATTCATTTTTGCGGCAGATAGGAACTTCTCATGGCAATGGCTTAGTCTACTCTCAAGAGGATGATTTTTTATGGTACGCCAACGATAAAGGAATCGGTAGATATGGTCCGTTAGCTTCAACCACTCCCACCTTTGTTGACGATTTCTTTGGTTCTCAAGGTGGTGTGCCACTCAATACCAACTCACTCACCTTAGTGGCAGCCTCATCTCAATATGCCGATCGGGCTGATACCGCTTCTTTATCTATAACCAGTGATTTATCTATCAGCGCTCAAATTAACCCAACTACTCTGCCAGCCGTAGGCGCAAGCCAGGTGCTCGCCTCCAAATGGAATATCAACGGCAACTTGCGCTCGTATATGTTGGATATTACTGGGGTATCGGGATATTTTGGTGATGGTTCGAGTGGCGCCTATACTGTTTCTACCAATACTACCGATGCTCCCACAGACTCTGCCTGTACCGGAACAGTTGGAACTCAGACTTTGACTGCTACGAATGCCTCTTTTGCCGCTGGACAGGTTATCTTTATTCATCAATCACAAGGAACAGGGGCGGGGGCTTATCAAAGGAATACAGTCAGTAGCTACACCGCTGGGACTATTACATTAGGTACGGCCCTGAATGCTACTTATACCACTGGGGCTCAAGTCTTGGTGATGAATCAATACACCAATGTGACCATCAACTCCGGTATCACTCTGACTGTTAAACCCTGGAATGGCACAACTGGCGGGATCTTGTCCTTTATCGCTAATGGAACTATTACCATTACCGGTTCTATTAACGCCAATGGTGGAAATAGTGCTAATGCTGGGGGTTCTTCAAGCTCGGCAGGAGGCATAGGAGGAGGCTTCAGGGGAGGACAGGCCATCTATGGCGGAGCTCATATATCATATCAAGGAGAAGGAACGGTTGGGGTTGGAACACAATCAACTAGCTCAAATGGTAACGGTGGGGGTGGTGCAAATGGAGGGGGTGGAACAGCTGGAGCCTATGGCGCTGGTGGAGGAAATAGTACTACTGGAATTAGTGGTGGACCACCCCCCTCTGGTGCAACCAGCGGGATAGGCGGCTCTACGGCTGGAACAACTGATTTAACTACTCTGACTTTTGGTGGTGGTGGAGGTGGTGGACAGACTAATAATACCACCGGATCAGAAAGATCAGGAGGAGGTTCAGGGGGAGGAATTATTTTATTAATAGGAGCCACCATCACAATGGTAGGGAGTGGATTAATTACTGCTAATGGAGGGCATGCTGCTAGTAGTTCATGGCCAGGAGGTGAGGGGGCTGCTGGGTCAATTCTTCTTAAAGCACAGAATACCACATTAGGAACTAATCAAATTACAGCAGTAGATGGAAATGGTGGTGGTGCCGCCGGAGGTAACGGAAGAGTTCATCTTGATTATTACGCCAGCTATTCAGGAACATCTAATCCTGCACTTGATGTGACCCAAGACAACACCCTAGTCACCAATACCTCCTATCAATTAAGGCTCTCTCTTTCTTCGACCGGGACTAATTCTGAAACCCTGGCGATGGTATTTGTACCTATATTATCTGTATGGCAACAAGTGGGTGTTTTCTGGGTAGCATCAACTTCCACAGCTACATTTTATCTCAATACTGTTTCTTTGGGAACAAGAGTCGGTACGTTTACGGCCATAGCCGATACGACTGCCCGATTCTCAGTAGGTTGTAGCTTTGATTCAGGAGGTTCAGCGACTAATTTCTATAATGGTCAAATAGATGAGGTTCAAGTGTATAACAGTACTCAAACTCAGACACAGTTTCTAGCTGCATCGACTTCTCAAGTCTCTACGACATCAGCAGGATTACAGGGATATTATAAATTTAATGGAGATTATACTGATTCTACTGCTAATGCGAATAACTTAACTTCCCATGGTACACCTGTTTTTACAACCAATGTCCCTTTCCCCTCTCCTACCACCAGATTAGATATCGATCAGAATGCGACCACCGCAGGGAATACCTATACCCCCCCCACAGCTATTTCTGAGGCCGCAGCAGATCGATTAACCTTTACTCCCGCTAAGGATCCTCAAAAAAGTATGGCAGTTCTAGTCGCTACCGTTGGTACAGGAGCCTGGACAATCACGATCCATGATTCAGTAAATACCACTATCGCTACCTCTACTATAGTTAATACTAGTATGAGCACCGGATACGTTGAGTTTACTTTTGCCTCACTCTGGCGGCCACTCACAGGCTTTACGAATACCTATCACGCTCATATCACCTCAACTGTGGCTGATGGAGCGGTTACTACCACTACTGCTAGTGCCCTAGAAACGGTCTCTTATCGAACCTATTATCAGTTTTTAATGACTGATACTGCTTGGCATCCTATGGCTAGATTCCTCCAATTCTGGGTGGTCGGCAATGGTAAATGGGTAGGTAAATACGAGGCGACATTATACGAACCAAACAAGATCCCTTTAGGTGCAGGATGGAGAGCCAGATGTTTTGGTTATTGGGGAGAATATATCGCCATTGGCGCCATGAGAGATAGTACCAATATTTACGATACAGATAGGGGTAGGGTCTACTTCTGGGATGGGGCAGCTCCAACTTATAACTATTCAATAGAAGTGCCCGAAGGTGGAGTGAATGCCCTACTCGGCAATGGGAGTACGCTGTATATCTGGGCAGGCTATCAGAATCAGTTACTTGAATATCACTCCAATGCCGTGCAAAGCTCATCAGATAAGGTTAAATTCCTCCCTAAAATGGAGACTACTACCTATAGTGAGACTTACCCTCAAGGGGTGACCATGTGGCATTCCCTACTCAGATGGGGAGCATCGGGTAATAGCAACTCAACCACCCTACCGAGAGGAGTCTATGCCTACGGGAAGTCATCAGTTCGTTATGACGACGCTTTGTCCTGTGACTATATTCCCTCGACTGGCAATAGCGGTAGCACTGTCAGTATCGGTCTATTAATGGTCGTTAATCGTAGATTGTTGATCGGTTGGCAGGATGGAACTGGCTTCGGAATTGATTACATTGATCCGACTACTACTACGTTTGGAGCGGGCACAATAGAGTTCTTGATTGACGATCAAGAGCAGATCTGGAAGACAAAAGATGCGCTTAATTTGAAAGTAGTCTTCGCACCTCTAAACTCTGGGGACAGCGTCTCCCTTAAATATAAGATTAATGATGCGGCTAACTGGTCAACCTCAACTACCACCACTACCATTGGCGATACCTCACTAGTTCTCCCTGTGCCCACTGGTCGGGAACAAGAGTTTCAGTATGCTTGCGATATTTCGACAACGGCCACTACTACCCCCACCATCAAAGGTCTGGGCTTCGAGCTGGATGACTTGAGGGAGGAACAAGGAATCGGAACTATCAATGAATGATTTAGAACAACGAGTCCTTGATCTGCAAAAACAGGTTGATGACTTAACTAAAAAGATCGAATCCTTCGGCCAGAAAAGGATTGCGCAACAAGACATAGTTCCTTTCGCAATAAAGAACCGCGCCATGGGTGAACCAAATAGCTATATTTATAGTGGTTTGAGTGCCAATAAGCCTACAACTGGGGTTAAATTAACAACAACTGGTTTTGGCTGTTCCGTTTGGTGGGCTACAGATACTCATGTTTTGAGCCTCTGGGATGGTACTGTGTGGCGATCAGTTACCCTGAGCTAACCTTTAGTGATATAATAGATCAAAGGAAGTTTATCCTCTAGCCACTGGCTGGGGGATTTTTTATTATGACAGCACCAGATTTATCACAATTAACAACAGCACCGAACCAAATACGCTCAGGAAATGCAGCATTTAATGCAACAGGTCAAAATGATATTAATACCTTTAACAATGCTTTTTCTAGCTTTATAAACGATCCTAAAAATAACTTAACTAATACTGCCTCTAATTTTAGTAATCAACTTGGATTACCTACACTTAGAGCTAATGCTAATACTCTAAATACTGAATTTGCGAACATTCCTGCTACTTACAGGGATGCAAGTAGGGGGTTCGATGTAAATAATAACCAACTTAGTAGAATTGTAGGTCAAAAAGCGTATGAAATGTCCCCAGCTATGACTACAGCTAATAACGCGCTAGCTTCAGGTGAGAGTGCTTTGAATCAAAATATGCAATGGGCTGGACAGGATGTTTCTAATAGGGCGCTTCCTTACCAATCCCAACAAGCTTTGCTTTCTGACAGACTTGCTAGAGAGTCCACCATGTTCTCTCAGGCTAATCAACAAGAATTAGATGGATTGATAGCTAAAATTAACGCTGGGGTTACTTTAAGCAATGCCGAAGCTGAGCGAGCTAACCAACTGTCTATTGCCGAAAAAGGTTATGAGAATGCTAAACAGGTCGCAGGAGTACAAAATACTTACTTCCCAGTAGCTCCTGGAGGAACACTATATAACGCAGGAACAAGTAAACCAGTTGTGGCTCCTCCTGGGTATAAGGCTCCAGGAGCTTAAAGGAGATTATGATAAAAAAGAAACCAGTTCTAGGAACAGGGCAAAAGGCCTTCCAAGAGTTAAACCAAATCGCTACTGGAGCTAAAATTTTACCCACAATAACTTCTTCTTTTGGTAATTCTCCGCAAATGGCGACTGCTACTACACAGGCTATTCAGAGTGGGGCTAACCCACTTAGTTTGGCTATAGCAAAGAAACAATTAGGAGATCGGGAATATATCGGATACTGTGAGAAGTTTGTAGAACAGGTCACTAAAGGGACTACGGGTATCTATCCTTCAGCTATAGATGCCTGGAATCAACAACAGGATAAGGCAGTCACCGGATTAGATGGTGTGCAACCGGGCGATCCAGTTTACTTTGCTCCCGATTCCTCTAATCAAGGTTATGGACACACTGGCATCTATGCTGGGGACAATCAATTCGTATCCGCTACCGACAACGGTATTCAGCAAAACGATTTAGGTAAGTGGCAACAATCAACTGGACAGCAAGTTTTGGGGTATATTCCACAAGGAGCTAACCCATGAGTGGAAGTTTACCTGTTATCGGAGGTATAGAGGATTTTATGAGGAATGCTGGGGTTGGTATCAATCAGGCTATTCAACATCCTGGTCAAGCTATAGTAAATCAACTTCCTACTATCGGGGGAATTGTTGGGGGAATTGGGGGAGGAATTGCAGGAGGAGTAGCGGATATTCCTACTGGCGTTATACCTGGTGCTGTAGCTGGTGGAGTTGTGGGTGCAACAGCGGGAGGCGCCGCAGGGACAGGAGCACAACAATATTTACAAAAAAGATCTTTTAATCCATTAGAAATAGCAGGGAATGCTGCTTTGATGGGAGGAGGAGAACTTTTGGGAGCTGGAGTAGGGGCATTAGCAAAACCTGTTTTCTCTAAAGTTGGTTCTGCTATTGGCAAGTATGGAGTTGATCTAACAACTAAAGCATTAAAATTAACTCCTAAAATGGCAAACGATTTGACCTCTGGTCCAATGGTGGGGGGAATAGGCGAGAAATTATCAACTTTTTTAGGTAAACGTGGACTTCAAGGAGCAGACCATGGTGCTATTGATACCTATACTCAAGGTGTTCAAAACCAATTTGACCAAATAGCAAAAAACCCAAATATAAAAATTAATACTGCAGATGTGGCTCAGGGTTTTCTTGATGAAATCAACAGATTAAAAGGTTCTGTTTTACCTGAGGTTCAAGCAAAAGCAACTGCAGTACAGCAGGCAGGTCTTAACTTTATCAATAAGTTTGGAGATCAACCGATTATAGATGCTCCTACACTAACTGCTGATAGACAATCAGTTGATGCTATGGTTAAAAAATTCGCCGGTAATCCGGATGTTATGAGTACAGCAAACTCAGTAAGGAATATTTATCAACAAGCTATTCGAGAAGCAGATCCAACCCAGTCTCTTGAACCCCTAGGGTCTGAACTTCAAAAATTATATAATTTATTGAAAGTTACAGGAGGGAGAGAGGCAGCAACTACTCCTGGAAATTCGGGGTTATCACAGGGAGTTCGAGCCTTGGTTGCTAATGGACTTTTTGGTCCTGTAGGAGGAGCAGTCAGTTTATTAGCAGATAAAGTTCTAGGAACCAAGGCGGCGACAGCGCTAGAATCAGGAGCAGCAAAAGTAGGGGGATCCGCAATTTCAGGATTAGGAAAAACTCTTCCTATTATAGGAGGAGCATTAGGTGTTACTGCAAGCTCTCAGCAGAAGACAAACAACGATACCACCAATAATAGCTCCCAACATATTACTGATATTACCACAAACCTCGAGCAAAACCCACCAGAGATAGCCAACGATGTCGCTAGAGATTCAAAGACTGGTCATTGGAGTGTACCGACAGATATACCTAAGTTCAGCGTTCCAGCAGCCGATAACATTATGACACTACCTCAGTATCAAAAGGCACAGGAGGATTATCAAAAGGCTGTAACTGAACACGCTAGTATTCCACAATATGTGGCAGCTGACGAGGCGTGGATGAAAAGTAAGCAGTCCTTGTGGGATCAATCACAACAGATACGCCAAAATGCGATTGGGAGTAGGCTAACTCCTGATGCTATCAATTTCATGCAAGAGTATCCTAATGATTTACAGAATGCCAATGCACTAAAGGACATTATCAAAAAGTATGGGAGTGCCACCGGAGTGCAGAATTTTAGTGATCTAATTAAATATGCTGAGGCTAATAATGACCCTCAAGTGGGTGTAGCCTTAGGTATGATGAACCAACAACAAGCAGCTCAAACTCATCAAACATTAGGTCGGGTTACAAACTTTGACATCAATTTTCTCCAAAATACTCCTAGTCCAACAGATTCATTGGGTTTGGCATTGGCGAAGATCGATAAATTTGGGAAACAGACTGCTATTTATGCTAGACAATACGGAGGACCATATCAATATATGTTAGATCAGGGGCTGACTAATAGCCCTGGAATGACCTCGGGTGGATTACCGTCAAACCCCAATGGTTATTTACCTATACAGAAATAATTTATGTCGATCTTAGACTCTATCGGATCAAGAATTAGCGGATTATTTGCTAAACCTACATCACCTCCCGCTTCTTCGAGCAGACCAGATCCATTGCAAGCGATCCAGAGCAGACAGAATGCCGAGGTTTCACCACCTGATTATAAGCAGTTAATGTCAGACGCTTTAACCAAAGAGGGAATTAACAACCCCAATACAAATGCCTATGCCTTGGGAACAATCCAACATGAAACAAACGGAACCAATCAACCTATTGACGAACTAGGAGGCAATGACTACTTTACCAACATGTATGAGGGTAGACAGGATTTAGGTAATACTCAGCCAGGGGACGGAGCCCTATATCACGGTCGGGGATATATCCAACTGACTGGTAGGGCAAATTATCGAGATACAGGTAAACGGATCGGAGTAGACTTAGAGAATAACCCAGAACTCGCTAAAGATCCAACTGTAGCAGCTAAAGTTATGGCCGCCTATTTTAAAGATCGAGGTGTGGCGGATGAGGTTAAAAGTAACGGATTCACCCCCTATGCTAGAAGATTAGTAAATGGTGGAGATAACGGACTAGATAATGTTAACCAATATGCTAATCAATACTTGAATCAATAAATGATATAATACATATATGGATCCAAACACGAACCCATCATCAGGACCATTACAGGAGGCAATAGCTCGTAGACAGGGTGCCTTAAATCAACAAGGCCCAGGTGCAGCTGGTGGTGGTTCTCCCCTTCCATCAGCTCCTCCTGCTGGTAATCCCCAGATGGTACAGGCCCAACCAGGTGCTGCCATGGGTCAACCACAGCAAGTACCTCAACAGGGTGCTAACCCCTCAGACCGGGTAGACGATGCACATATTATTTTAAAGGCTATGGGAGCTCGCCTCAAGAGCCAAGAAAAGATAGCTGAACACTTAGCAGGAATACCATCTAAAATGCCTACTCAACAGGGGATGTAAGGTTGTGATATAATGGTTTTAGTTAAGAGGAATTTACCTCAGGTTAATCGCCTGGGGTTTTTTTTATGTCAAAAGGTATATCAAACATTAAAGTAGCAGGTTTCTTTAGGTTAAACATTATTAACCATGAAGAGGATGGTTCCACTAAGGTAGTGGGTGATTCAGGTTGGAAAAAGAACCTGGTTACTAACTTGGGCTTCCAGCACTATTTCATTGAACCAGCAGCTGCTATCGCAGGATCCTCTCAGGTATCATACTTTGCCCTAGGATTAGGTACAGCCCCAGCTGCTACAGATACCTCACTACAGTCAGAATTAACTGATGCTGCAGGTTGTAGGTTTACCATGACTCCGTCAGTTGTATCCTCTAAGACCCTCCAGATGCTGGGTACACTAGCTTCTAATATTATTACAGCCAATAGGACCATCCAGAATGTTGGAGTATTTGCTGTATCTACTATTAGTGCAGGATCTATGTTGTGCGGGAATACTTACAGCACCTCACAATTGCAATCGAACCAATCTGTAAATATTACGTATCAATTACGCTTTGCTACAGCCTAGAGTAATTAGATTACGCACAAAATTCCCTTTTAATGCCAATATAGTAATTTACTACTAAGAATTGTAAGCATGATATAATAAATACCTAATGACCAGTTTAGGCCAAGTTAAAAACCTCCTTAAGACCAAAACCCATATTAATGTTAACCTCGGAGCTGCAGATGCACCAATGGTGGGCTTCATCAACGTAGATATGCAGGATCTTCCTGGAGTAGATGTAGTTTGTGACTTAGAGAAATTCCCCTGGCCATTCCCCTCAGAATCAGTTGACCTTATTATTGCCTCCCAACTAGTAGAACATATTAATCCTCATGGTGGGGTCTTCATTTCCTTTATGGATGAAGCTCACAGAATTTTAAAGCCCAAAGGTCAGTTTATGATTGCTACCCCCTATGCCGGTAGTATCGGCTATTGGCAGGATCCAACCCACTGTAATGGCTGTAATGAACTAACTTTTTGTTATTTTGACCCCTTAGATGCCACTACAGGGGGTATTCTTTATCAGAACTATCATCCTAAGCCTTGGCATATACTGGAGAATTCTTGGTATTCAAATGGGAATTTGGAATGTTTACTTGAGAAGCGTCCCGATGATCCCGTCTACCACAAGTCCACCGCTCAGGCTATTAATGTAAAGGCAAAACTAAAATGGTATTAAAAGGAAAAATAGCCTTAAATTTGGGGAGCGGATTGCAAATTCGAGCTGGCTACATAAACGTAGACAAATTCTACACCGAGGAACAGCTACGCAGTAAAAAAGGCTTTTTCAAACAGGCTGATATCCAAAAGGGTGGCACATTTGTCCAAGCAGATATTCTCCATCTGCCCTTTGAGGATAACTATGCAGATCATGTTGAGTTGTCAAACTGTATTGAGCATTTTCCCTTAAACAATGTCATCAACTACGTAAAAGAGATCCATCGGGTAATGAAACCAGGAGCTAAGCTGTATATTATGACCAACTCCATGGATGGACTAGCCTTGGATTGGCTGGATTTACTCGCTCATCCTCCTTTTAATCCCCAGACCTACAATGACGTAGCAGAGACTATCTATGGCAACCAACAAGCCGAGGGTGAGGTACACCGTTGTCCTTTTACTCCTCCTTTTATGGATTATGTTCTAACCCAAGCTGGCTTCAAAAGCGGGACAATCTCCATTGCCAAAAAGAACACCTTAATCTCAGTGATCCCCAAAGTCTTTACCAGTGCCGGTCCTATTAGAAAGAATGCAGTCTGTAGAAACGATTTGTTATTTGTGGAGGCTACAAAGTGAGTAAATCAACCCCTTATCTAACCGGAGTAATCAAAAATACCGCCAAGTGGCGTACCCGTTTCGTGATTGGTACCGCAACCACTGGACTGGTCCGGATGGAGTGGGTACAGGGTAGATACTCTCAACTTATCCCCACCAACTGGAGCTCCGCAGAGATCTTGCAGTGGCTCAATCCCGTAGCACCTCTTGAATACATAGTTAGTGATGCTCAGAACCTGATTGTTCGTTCGGCTATCGAACAGGACGCTGAGTGGTTGTTTTTACTAGAACAAGACAATATCCTAGCTCCTAACACCTTTTTTAGATTAAATGAGTATATGCGCAAAGGTACAGTTCCCGTTGTGTCCGGACTTTACTTTACCAAGTCTAATCCACCTGAACCGATGATCTACAGGGGTGCCGGTAATTCCTACTATGACAAGTGGAAGATGGGGGATAAGGTCTGGGCTAGCGGTGTACCAACAGGAGTGCTATTAATTCACATGAGTATTTTACGAGCAATGTGGAACGAATCAGCCGAGTATCGGATAGGCGACCAGGTTACTAGGAAGGTCTTTGCCGAACCCTCGAAGGTCTGGTTTAATCCTGAAAAGGGCCAGATGGAATCACAATCGGGTACTTCTGATTTAGCTTGGTGTCATAGAGTCCAGACCGAACATTGGTTTGAAAAAGCTGGATGGCCTAAATATGACAAAATGAAATATCCATTTTTGGTGGACACATCACTTTTTTCTTACCATATTGACGAGGCTGGCAGACAATGGCCTCTTTTAATCCCTGCTGAGTTTGCTCCTGATGATAAATCAAAGAAAAGAAATAAGAAGAATGAGATCATGATAGGTACTCCAAATAAAGTTAAATGAAAGTATCAGTTTCAGACAATGTCGAAACCAAAGAGTGTTTAACCAACCAGAAACCCTGGTTTAATGGGATGAAAACCTTTTCCTCGGTCAAAGTTAACCCCGCTCCTCTTAACGATCCCAATGTCTTAGAAGTCTTTGTAGTAGATGAAATAGCTACTGAAACTGGCCTAGCGTAGCTTCCTACTTGGTTCTCCTTACTTGTTAATTCCCTAATCTGTGGTAGAGAGGGATTATGGCAGACACTAAAGTTCTCTCGTTCTTGCAGGAGCTTCCAGTATGAAGATAAAACATACAGATTACGTTTTAGAATTAAAAAATCGAGTTCATTGGCAGGACTTGGTTAAAAGTAAACTTGATATATATGAGTTTGTTAATCAGCTTGAATCTACAACTGGATTGAAATTCATGGCTAGACAAGAATCAGATACTCTAAATGGTTTTGTGACTAGTTGTGGACCAGGCTATCTTGTATCGATTTACGGGGAAGACAAACAACCAGATGAAGAAAGTCCTCATACTTTTAAATCCGTACAGGTAACAACAGAATTGGAGTCAACAATTGGCAGCATTTGAAAAACACATCTCTCTCTCCACAGGTACGGCATCGGGCTTGTATGGTGCTTCTACCACCTCCGCTACTTATGTAGGGATGACCAGGACGGCTTACGCCCTGATTGACACCACTCAATATTCGGGCGGTGCATATTACTACGAAGCTGTTATCAAAACTTCAACTGCGACTGGATATGCCACTCTCTGGGATAATACCGCCGCAGCAGCGGTATCGGGAGGGGCAGTCACTACTACCTCAACCACCAATGTCAGATTGAGAAGCGCAGCTTTGACCCTTACTACTGGAAATACTTTTACTGACAGAATCAAAAATGATGGTGCGAATACTACCACCTATTATGGAGGCAGAGTTGTTGTCGAACAAAATGTTAGTACCATTACCAACACTGAATCACAAATATTAATTTACGGTTATGATAATTCTACTACTACGAGTGCAACCTACATTGACTTTGGGACGATAGGCAATAACTACTTTTTATATACGGCAGCTAATTGGGATGGGACAGTTGCTATCTACTATGAGGCAACTTTAAAAACCAGTGCTGCGACTGGATATTCCCAACTTTATACTTTTGCTGATGCTGCCGTAACCAGTGCGGAGGTAACAACTACCTCTACCTCCCTAGTAAGAGTGAGGTCTTCGGCTATCACCTTAGTCGACGCCACTGTCTATAAGGGTAAAAAGAAAAATGATGGAACAAATACGACAACTGTTGCTGCTGCCAGATTAGTAGTCCAACAATCGGGTAGCCCTACTAAGTCGGAAAGCTATCTCCCTGCTGGACAGAATGATTATGCTTCTTCGGCTGCGACCTTCGCGGATACAGGAGGACGAGCCTACTATGACCCTACTAAATGGAGCGTTTCAACAATAACTTGGTATGCCGAATACTCAGGAAACTTTACCACTGGAACAGCGGAAATGTATGCTTTAACTGACGCAGCCAGAATAACAGGCAGTAATGTAGCAACTGGGATAGCTGTAACAAGGTACAGAAGTAGTGCCTTAACAATGCCAGCATCTGCCCAGAATATAGTCTATCGGCTAGATTCAGGCTCAGGAACTATCTATTCTTCAGCCCAGCAGTTACTAGCGGTATTAGTTTGGGCGAATGGAGTTATTTATCCTGATGTAGCTGGAAATTCAGGAGATCAAGCTGCCGCAAGTTCATATTCTGGATCAGCATCTTGGAATGGGACTAATCGAGCACTTTGTATAGATGTTTCTATGCTTGGAGCAGGCGTAATAGTAACAGCAATGACCTATGGAGGTGCAACGTGTACTTTTGTTGGCGCACAATCTACAGTAACAAGCTTTGGAAGGGTAGAATCATGGAGGATCCTATCAGGAGATGCAGGTGCTCCTGCTGTTGGGGCTAATACATTAGCAGTAACTCTTTCGGGATCACTAGAGTTTGCAGTTGAGTGGGTGTCATATACAGGAGTCCATCAAACCTCACCGACAGAAGGATTTGCTTCTGCTCAAGCTACTAACGCTGGAGTGGCCACTGATGCTTCTGTAACTATTACCACTGTAGCTAATAACGATTGGGTACATGCTGCTGTTGTGGCAAATGATACTTCAATAACAGCAGGGAATACCTCAAGAAATAACATCGCAGGAACGCTAGGTAGTGGAGGGAATGAAGATAATGGTGCACCTAAGACACCTGCTGGTTCCGTCACCATGAGCTATACAGGCATGGGTTTAACTACAACCTGGGCGATAGCTGGGTATGCGCTAAGGGATGTCAGTGCTTCTACTCTAACTACAAATCTAACGGTAAATGTTTTTGACTCCACCACAGTAGCGGAGACCACTACTCCCCAAGAAGTAAA